CATTAACTGATTCTAGAAAATCGATTGACAAACAATTTGAAGAGTTTATGCTGGAGTTTACAAGGATGCATACTTGTTACATCTGCACAGGCTCCGACAGGGCAAAAACTGTAGAACAAATCGGCACAACACTTACAAATCAATTTAAACTGGCATTTCATTGTAGCGGCAATTTAATATATAAAAATGGTATAGAAATTAGTAGAAATCCATGGGCATTATCAACTAAAGAAATTAGTTTTTTACAACAAGCACTAGATAACACATACTATCCAGAAAAAACCGGCAATCATATTGAAGAAAGAATTGGCACAGCAAATTTTAGTATTGTAGGCAGAAACGCTACCCATGAACAAAGGCAAAGATATGTAATATGGGATAATGAAACAAAATCTCGTGATATTATAGCAAAACAGTTTAACAGTTTATTTCCAAAATCACAGGCAGTTGTAGGCGGCGAAACTAGTATTGATATTTTTAAACTTGGCCACGATAAATCTCAAATAATAAATCATATAACAGATAAAACACAAGTCATTTACTTCGGAGACAAATGTTTCCCTGGAGGAAATGATTATGCTATAAGTAGTATCTGTGACAATTTCTACCAAATTGACAATGGGTGGAAAGAAACATATATGATACTGCAAGAATACCATAATAAACAGTAGTTTTAAGAGGTAAAGTGATATATACAATATGCGATGATTTGGACATACAACGGTACACCTATTGAAGAAATTCCAGAAGGCTATATGGGCTTTGTTTACCTCATTACAAATCTGACTAACAACAAACGATACATTGGCAAAAAATTAGCAAGTTTTAAAAAATCTAAACCACCATTAAAAGGTAAAAAGAATCGTAGACGATATAGTGTAGAAAGTGACTGGCGTGACTATTGGGGTTCATCAGACAAACTACAAGCAGACGTTGAAGAAATTGGTCCAGAAAATTTTACAAGAGAAATATTATACTTTTGCACCAGTAAGGCTGAATTAAGTTACTTAGAGGCTCGAGAACAATTTGAACGTAAAGTTCTAGAAACTGACGATTATTACAATGGCATTATTGACATCCGTGTTGGCAAATCCAAGGCCCTAACAGAATCTCTCCAAAATCAAAAAGACATACCCTCCATATAAAAGCATTGAGGAGGCGACACCAGGTGTTTAGCCAACGGACCTTGCTGAGGGAAACAAACCAAATGAGTGGGCTCTCCTGTGCCATTGGATCCCACGGATAGCCGATACTGTAGACGTTATTGCAGTCGGTGTTTCTGCGTTGTAAGCAGTGTGTAAAGGGGTAAAGCACAACCGCCTCTGCCTGTATAAGGTTGCACTATAACGTTGCACTACGGGACGACGGGTAATATCGTGTTCTGGTTGCACTTAGCCGTAAAAAGGCTAAGTGCGACTGAAACTCCTGGTAATATATAATCATAATGAAAATTATAAAAAAAATTCAATCGAGCTAATAAGCGAAGATTGATGATTAGCGTAGCTAATCGAATAAGTTATTAAAATTTAGTTATTTGTTTACCTTTAGCTTTTTCGATTTCTTGTTTTTGTTTTTCGTTTCTATCTTTAATAACTTCTAAAATTTCGTCAATCATGTATGGTGTCATTTTCCATAATTCTTCAGCTTTAAAACTTCCTTCCGAATACAACGTAATTTCGAACAATTTTTTTCTTACGCCTTTTCTCAAGTTTTCATACTTGTCAATAAGTGCGTTGATTTCTGTTTGCTTAAATCTGTATGTCAGTTCTTTGTGAAAAAAAAAGTAGGGTTTATATCCACGTCTGATTTAAACTCGTGGCCACATTTTTCTGATCCACATTTAAAATCGTAAGATTTCTGCATATTGTTGTCGTTTAGTATCTTTGCAGTGTTTTTGATAGTTTCTACCGATTTTTTATCTAAATGTCTAATCCATTCGATGATATATTCTATCTCAGTTATTATTTTTCCATCTGGTGTTGTGATACTTTCGATTTGATCTGCTATTGTTGCTAGGCTTGCAGCCGTCATACGGCTAAAGCTATCTTGTATTAGTTGTCTAGAAAGTTCGTAATTTTCTTTTTCGTTTAAGATTATCATTTGTCTTAGTTTAGCAATTTCTAAATTTTCTATACTACTAGCAGTTGTTGCAGCTAGTGTACTAGGTTTTAGTTTTAGTTTGAGTTGTTTTACTTCGATTTCAATATCATCGTTAATTTCTTTAATTTTACTCAACATTTCTGTTAAGCTAATACTATACTCGGTAGATTCCTTACATTTAGGACATTTTGTAATTACATTCATTTCTTTACCAGTAGATACAGCTCGTGTAGCTACTAAAATTGCATCCAAGTCAGGTAACGTAACTTCATATGGGTCAATGATATCAGGTGCTACGCTTTTCAATACAGAAAACAATGTTTCTCCGTTATACAAACTGTCAGGTATAAGCATAATCATTTCATCTTGCATAGTCATTGGCATTATACCAATTTCTCCGCTGTCTGACAGTTTTGGCTTATGTTTGTACCATCGACCTTTTGTAGGAAGTTTTATATATATTTCTTTGTTTCTAAAATATTCAGTAAGAGGGTTAGTCATTTTAAACCTATAAATAGTAGTACATATTATTTATCTTAGTTAAGTGAGCAGTTAATGGCAATTATTCAAATACCGATGGGTGGTAGATCAATACCTGTAGAAATACCGGATTTTTCTAGTGAACAAACAGCTATGGACATATTATCTGAATTAAAAAGTCAAACTGCAATATTAGTCGGAAATCTAAATAATGCATCTATGCAAAATTCTAGAATTTTAAATTCTATTAATGAAAGTACAAATGCACAACGAGAGCAATCAGAATCTTCTAGACAAATAAATGCTAATCAAGCATCTATATTACAACGTATGACTGGGGCGTTAGGCAGAGTCGCAACTACTGTAAGCTCTGAAACAATGCGTCCTAGTGAACAAATTACAAAACTTTTAGACGACATTGGTCTTCCTACTGCATTGGGTGCTCTTGTTGGATCTATAATCGGCATTGTCGAAGAATTGAGTAGCAGCATGGCTGGGCTTAATAGAATTGGTGCTGGAATAGGCATGAGCTTCGATGAACTGAGAAACAAGGCAGCAGGTACTGGTATTAGTCTTGCAAGCGTTACTAAACTAATAGAAAAGTCTGGCGTCACAATCGCAGTCTTAGGAGATAATACCACAGAAGGATCAATTAGACTACTAGATATGGTATCTAGTTTACGTTCGGCAAGCAGAGAAGCGGGTTTTTTTGGACTTCAAAGCGGCGAACTTGCTACGTTACTAGTTGATGAAATTGAGTTGCGACGTCAGATTTACTCTGATGAACAACTTAGTATGATGTTACAGCGAGGGTTAAATCAAACACTCAGAGAAGTTATTATAAACGAAACTGCAATGGCTAGGTTAACCGGGCAAAATGTTCATGAACGAATGTTAGCAAGACAGAACTTTGCAGCAGATCCTTCTAATGCAGCGGCACTAGCAATGTTAGAAGAAGGACAACGTGAAGTAGCAAATACTGCAATCCAGGCATTAGGTACATTCGGGCCTGCTATGACTGATATGATGAATAAAGCATTGGCAAATGCCTTAATGGGAAGACCTACAACAATGGGTAACGAGCAATATGCACAAGTAATGCCAATATTAGAACAAATGGGTATAAATGTTGAAGGAATGATGTCACAATTAGTTCAACAAGTTAGAAGTGGTAATAATGATGTAGCAGCAGTAAATGAATCGGTATTTAGAATAACAAGCTCATTAACTAATTTAGCAGAAGGTGACATGGAAATATTGCGTGATCTGGCAGTTGGCGGTAACCAGGCAGCAGGAACTATATTACAAGGTAGGATGCAAGCACTTGCACCTGAAATTGACGCTGTTACTGGTAGATTCGTAGGATTAGAAAATACAATAGAAAGAACAGCTTTGGCATTTGACAATGGAGAATTAAAGCTACAAGGAATGTTTGGTAATGTGGAAGAAGCAACACAAAACTTCAAACAAGGTATAGTGAATATGCTTCTAGGCATTGCTGGTATAGGAACAGGTCCCGATGAACAAGGACTAAGAGACAGAGTCACTTCTATCGTAGACAATTACCTGGCATTATCAGAAAGTTTTCGTTCGGGAACTGATGATCCAATGGCATTGCTGCAAGGTTTATTGACTGCATTATCTCCTTCGATACCAAATCTTTTATCAAAGCCTAATCAACCGCCACCTGCTTCATCTGATGATATTAAAACACATTTCGGTCCAGGGAGTGCTATGTCTACTACATTAAATACGGTAGCAGCAGCGACAGCACAAAACACATCTGTGTTAGAAAGATTAATTAGTATGTTAGGTAGAACAGGCCAATAATTTAAAGATAAATATATTATAGAAAAAAGAGATATTTTACATGTGGAAGAAGCACTTTACTTTATACCAAGGACAAGAAACTAGCGTAGCTAAACCTAGTAGCTCTAGCCGTTTTCAGAGTTGGTTACCAGAAGTTTACAGCGGTCAACCAAACCGTGTAGAACGTTATGCACAATATGATCAAATGGACATGGACAGCGAAGTAAATGCAGCACTTGATATTATTTCGGAGTTTAGTACTCAATTAGATAAAAAAACTAACTCGCCATTCGAGTTTAAGTTTAAAGAAGATGCAACTGAAAGTGAAATACGCATTTTAGAACAAACATTGCAGCAATGGTGTAATTTACAAGATTGGGATCGCAGAATTTTTAGAACATTCCGTAATATCATAAAATACGGAGATCAGTTTTTCATACGTGATCCTGAAACATGGGAATTGTATTATGTAAATCCTGTTGATGTTAGTAAAGTTATCATCAACGAATCAAAAGGTAAAGAACCTGATCAATATATTTTAAAAAACATCAACCTTAATGTTAAAGATAAAACAATTAGTAAACCTGTGCAACTTGCACAGTCTTATAGCACAGTTAATAGTACAGTTAGATCACAAGTAGTTGACAGAACTCCTGTTGGTAATGGAGCAAACTACCAATCAAATTTTGGTAATATTCAAGAATATAGTGTTGATGCAACACATGTTGTCCATAGCGCATTGACTGAAGGCATGGATAGTGATTATCCGTTTGGTACTAGCATATTAGATCCTATTTTCAAAACTTACAAGCAAAAAGAATTACTTGAAGATAGTATTATTATCTATCGTGTACAACGAGCTCCTGAGCGTCGTGTATTTTATGTAGATGTAGGTAACATGCCTGCAAACAGAGCAATGGGATTTGTTGAACGTGTTAAAAATGAAATACATCAAAAACGTATTCCCAGTAGAACTGGTGGCGGCACTACTATTATGGATGCAGCGTATAATCCGTTAAGCATTATGGAAGATTATTTTTTCGCTCAAACTGCAGAAGGTCGTGGTAGTAAGGTTGAAG